TACCTCATCATCTGCTATTCGTGGTACTTCTCAGAACATGGTTTACCTCGACGAGTTTGCCTTCGTTCCGACCAACATTCAAGACGAGTTCTTCGCTTCGGTATATCCTACCATTTCATCTGGTCAAAGTTCGAAGGTTCTCGTGACTTCGACGCCGAACGGTATGAACATGTTTTACCGCATTTGGACAGAGTCTGAAGAGGGTAGAAATGCTTATGCTCGTGTCGATGTTCACTGGTCACAGATTCCTGGCCGCGACGAAGCATGGAAAGAACAGACGATCAGCAATACGTCTGAAGAACAGTTCAGACAAGAATATGAGTGTGAGTTCCTTGGATCTTCGAACACTCTGATCCATCCTACCAAACTTCGTAACATGGTCTATAAGCATCCGATTGCACAAGCAGACGGTGGACTTAAGATCTATGAAGAGCCAGAACCAGATACAATCTATGCTATCGTAGTTGATACATCTCGAGGGGCTGGAGCTGACTATTCTGCCTTCATTGTCGTCAATGTATCTACGATGCCTTATCGACAAGTGGCCACATATCGAAATAACTTGATATCTCCAATGATCTATCCGAACATCATCTATAACGCGGCTATCAAATATAACGATGCGCTTGTTCTTGTCGAAACGAACGATATTGGTCAGCAAGTAGCCGATATCCTACACTACGATCTTGAATATGATGGAGTTCTCGTCACCGCAAATAACGGCAGAACAGGGCAAAGCCTATCAGGTGGCTTTGCTACGACGACTCACTATGGTGTCAAGACTACGAAGCAGGTGAAACGAGTCGGTTGTGCCACACTCAAGACTCTCGTCGAATCTGATAAGTTTTTGATCTATGATTATGACACTATCTATGAGTTGACTCGCTTCTCACTCAAGAACAGTTTGAAAGGCAACCAGTCATATGAAGCAGAAGACGGTAATGATGACATGGCCATGTGCTGTGTTCTCTTTGCTTGGTTGACTACGCAGCCTTATCTCAAAGAAATTACGAATGTTGATATTCGTATGCAAATTTACGAACAGAATGAGAAGATGCTCGAGCAGCAGATGCTTCCATTTGGACTGATGAGTACAGGAGACGATGAACATGACGAAGAAGTTAATGAACCTCTCTTCGAAGGTGGACCGAAAGATGATTTCTGGGTTAGCAAGAAGATGGGATTCTTCGAAGGAAACTTTTGATATGAAGCACGAATATGATTTAAATATTAGAAAAATGATAAAGCCTATGAAGGTTGCATTGCAGCATCCTGGCAAAGCTTTACCTTTTATTGCACAAGTCGTAAGGCATGGCAGTGGTCCTTCTCTGAAGTACACATACAAAAAGATGCTTGAAACCAAAACTGGTGGAGAGCTGGCATATAAAAATGAAGAGATATCTGAATATTTGCCATTCCTTTCAGAGCGACCAGAAGGATCTGTCGGAAGAGAATCGTACAATTATTTTGGACATCATCAAGAGAATGTACAAAAAGTAAGTCGAAGAAAAAAGACTAATGATGAGTGGATCGAGGCTAAGCATCCATATAGCTGGATGGCGAGAAGATATCGTGATACTCATGACATATGGCACATTCTATCAGGTTATCCTACGAGTACAGAAGGTGAGATGTGCATGGTCATGTTTTCTTATGCACAGACTCGATCACTCGCTTGGTTAGTAATCAGTCTAAGTGCCATGTTCGCAATTATAAATCATTTGAAGAAGCCTTCAGAATATTTTACCGTGATTCGAATGGCATACGAAGCATATCGAAATGGTAAAAAAGCCAAGTTTTTGTTGGCCGAAGATTATGATAAACTACTATCTGAAAATTTAGATTCTGCTAGGGAAAGACTAAACATCCGCTTACCGAAAGCCTTTGTTAACAGATCTCCTAATTTTTTGAAGTTATAAATAAAGCAAATGCAACTTATATGACTAACCTTTAAAGGGAGATAACAATGGCGTTTCAAGTCAGCCCGGGAATTAACGTTTCTGAAATTGATCTTACAACATCTGTTCCGGCACTTGCGACTACGGTCGGTGGTTTCGGCGGAGTATTTCGTTGGGGACCAGTAGGAAAGTTTGTTCTTGTAGATTCAGAAAATACACTCACAAATCGTTTTGGTAAACCGACTTCGGATAACTACGAAACGTTCTTCACAGCAGCCAACTTCCTTTCATACGGAAACGCACTGTATGTGTCGCGTGCAGGAACTACAACAGGTTTTGCTAACAGCGCAAGCCTTACTCTTGACGCAGACACAACGATTGCTTCCAACGGTAATGCTCTTGGTCTTACTGCGGGTGTTCTCGTACAAGGTGACGGCATTGCTGATAACACCTTTGTAACAGCAGTAACTAACAGCTCGATCACTATCTCGAAAGCAGCTACTACAAGCGGTTCATCGCTGGTTTCATTCATTGCAAACAATCGCGTTCTATCTGCTTATGCTGGTAATACAGCCACAGTAGTGACATCAAGCGTAGTAGTAAAGAATTCAGAAGATTTCGAAACCCTAAATGCAAACGCTAGCAACTTCACAGGAACCGAGTTCATCGCTCGTTATCCTGGTGCACTCGGCAACTCGCTGAAGGTTTCGATGTGCGACAGCGCAGCTCAGTATGCTGAGACAGTTACATTTGAAACTAACACCACTTACGGTTCAACAACAGCAAACACATACGCTCTTGCAGATCTTACAAGCGCTACGATGTCGATCGCTGTGGGTAGCAACACTGCTAACGTTGTCTTCGTATGGTCTGGCGATGACTTCGCTGATCGTGTAGCTGCTTCCGCCGGTGCTCGAGTAGTTGGATCAAACGGTGTATCAACTAACTTCATCTCGCTTGCAACCGCAAATACGCTGTTCACAAATGGTGATGCAGTATGGTATGCAAGAGGCGCAGCAAATAGTGTAAACAGTATTCAGGGTCTATCTGAAGGCACAACTTACTACGTTATTGCAGCTAATACTACCGGTCTTTCACTGTCACTCACTTCTGGCGGTTCAGCGGTTGCTATCTCGAACGGCGCTGCCAACGCAGACGTATACTTCACTAAGCAAACTGCAACAGACCTTGGTCTTACGCTTGCACAAGCACGTCTTGCGGTTACAGCAGTTCGCGATAAGATTTCGGTGGGCGACTACGTAGAAGTTGGTAATACTGACGTTGGTAAGCAGAACATGAAGGTTACTTCGAAGGGTAATCAGGCCGACGACGGTACGAACATCTTCTTCAATATCAGTTTCGATACCACTTGGAACAAGTCGACTAACTTCAGCGGTACTTCGCTGAAGCGTCAATGGGAATACTTCAACGTTGTAGAATCTGCTCCAGGTGTATCTTCATCGATGACAAATGCGGGTCGCACTGTTACTGACGAAGTTTCAGTTGTTGTAGTTGACGAAGACGGTCTGATCAGCGGAACACCTGGTCAAGTTCTTGAAATCTACCAAAATCTTTCACGTGCAACAGATGCCAAGAAAGATGACGGTACGACCAACTACTATAAGACTGCTATCAATGACTTCTCACGTTGGGTTTGGGCAACAAAGGATAGAGCAGGAGCTGCTTCAGCTATTCTTGCAGATCTTGCCAATTCTACCAACACAACGACATATACAAAGTCGTTTGTTCGCGGTGTAGACGGCGCGACAGAAGGCACCGCATCGATGGCCGCTCTTGGTGCTGCATATGATCTCTTTGCAGATGCAAGCACAGTAGATATTTCTCTGCTTCTTCAAGGTAAGGCAACTGGTACTAACGACGTTCAGCTAGCTAACTATCTGATCGACAATATTGCAGAAGTTCGTAAAGACTGCGTAGTGTTCGTTTCTCCAGCATACTCTGATGTTGTAGGAGTGAATACAGAAAATGCTCAAGCACAGAATGTCGTAGATTTCAGACGTCTTCTACGTAACACTTCATACGCTTTCATGGATTCTGGTTACAAGTATCAGTACGACAAGTATGCAGACGTATATCGCTACGTTCCACTGAACGGTGACATTGCTGGTCTTACAGCTCGCAGTGATAGCCTCAGAGATCCTTGGTTCTCTCCAGCTGGATTCACTCGCGGTCAAATCAGAAATCTTGTTAAACTGGCATTCAGCCCTGGCAAAAATGACAGAGATCTTCTATACAAGAACGACGTCAACCCAGTGGTAACATTCCCAGGTCAAGGCACAGTGCTCTACGGAGATAAGACTCTCCTAGGCCGTGCAAGTGCATTCGATCGTATTAACGTACGTCGTCTGTTCATCGTTCTTGAAAAAGCAATCGCTACAGCTTCAAACTCTACTCTGTTTGAATTCAACGACGATTTCACAAGATCACAGTTTGTTAATCTGGTTGAGCCATATCTTCGCGACGTTCAAGGTCGTCGTGGAATCTTTGACTTCCGCGTGGTTTGTGACGAGACGAATAACACTGCTGAAGTAATCGACAGCAATCGCTTTGTTGGAGACATCTACATCAAGCCTGCTAAGTCGATCAACTTCATCCAGCTAAACTTCGTCGCCGTAAGATCTGGTGTCGAGTTCAACGAAATCGCTGGCCAGTTCTAATAAATAAGATAAACCTAGGAGGAAAGTAAATGGCTTTTAATATCAATGAAATGAGAAGCCAGCTACAGTTTGGCGGCGCAAGACAAAACCTGTTCCAAGTGGATATTTCAAATCCTGCGAACAGTGCTGGAGATGCAAAAACAAGATTCATGTGTCAGGCAGCTCAGCTGCCTGGCTCTGACCTTGGTGTCATTCCAGTATTTTACTTCGGTCGTCAAATGAAGTTAGCTGGTGACAGAACGTTCGCCGAATGGACAGTAACAATCATCAACGATGAAGACTTCCTGATCCGTAATGCGATGGAAGAATGGTCGAATAGAATCAATCGTCTGCAACGCAACGTAAGAGAAATTGGTCCTGGATACAAGTCACAGGCGACAGTTACTCAGTTTGGTAAAGACGGTTCGAAGATCCGTACTTATGATTTCAACGGAATCTTCCCAAGCAATATCAGCCCAATCGAACTCGATTGGTCTACAACCGATCAAATCGAACTGTTCCAGGTAACGTTCCAATATGACTACTGGACAGTTGGTCGTACTGGATCGACAGGTCGCGCCGGCGGTGAATAATAAGTAAAGGGTAATCATTCCCTTTACTTTTTCGTTATTTAAATTGGAGAACCCATGGCCGAGTTATTTGGTTTTGAAATTAAAAGAAAGCAAGAAGAAAAAGAGCTTCCATCATTTGCTCCTAAACAGGACGATGATGGAGCTCTTGTTCTTGCCGAAGGTGGAGCTTATGGCCAGTATGTTGACATGGAAGGTGCCATTCGCACCGAGTCAGAGCTCGTCTCGAAGTACAGAGAGATGGCTCAGCATCCAGATATCGAACTTGCTGTCGATGACATTATCAATGAAGCGGTCGT